AGCTGGCCGGTGGTGGCGTCGGTTTCGGTGAAGCTGCTGGGGGTCAGCGCTTGGCCGTCGATGAAGTAGATGTCGGCAAGGTAGCCGGAGAAATAGCCAGCATTGGCATCGCCAGTTCGGCCTATAGCATGGACTCGCGCCGCATTACAGTAGCTGTCATAGTTAAGCGACGGATCGCTTGAAGTACTAAACGCATCTACTTGAGTACCATTTACATAGAACTTAAATCTATTCGCTGCGGTTGCTTGCGTAGAATCAAACGCAATGACCATGTGATACCACGCTGAAGCATCGCGAAAAACTTGCGTTGTTGTTTTTTGCCAGAAAACAGTAGGATTGCTATAGTCGTAAAAACTTATAGTATCGCTGCTTGTAATCTCAAAGTAAAAACCTTCGGTGTTTCCAGAATTTGAGGTGGAAAAAACACGTTGTGTTGCGCCCAACCCACTCCTCTTCACCCACCCCGCCCAGGTCCAGGTCTTGCGGTTGCCAGCAGATGCGGGGGTCCTGGACAAGTAGGCACTGTCACTACTGTTGAAACGCAGGCTCCTGGAGATGCCCGCTGCGGCTGGGGCGCCCTGACCGGACGAACCGATCAGCATGTTCTCATGAAAGACTGACATCAGGCGAAGGCTTTGGTGAGCACAGCGTGGATGCTGCCGCTTGCGCGGACAATGTAATCAATACGATCCACGGCATTAGCTGCCGTGCTGAGTGTAGGTGCAGTACTACCGGCAAATTCCCAGTCCGACGAATACGCCAAGGTCCGCGAGCCGGTGCCGTCCTGTGTCACGAACAGCGACCCGGACTGCCCAGCCACTTGGTTGGTGGGATTGCCCAAGGTGCGGTTGCCGCCGAGTGTTACCGAAAAGTTGTTGCTATCTGCAAAGTCAACCGCAATGGTGGCCGCGTCGGTAAGCGCCGTCACCTCAGCACGTTGGCCTTTGGTCCAGGTTTGGGCGGTGTCGATGGCGCCGTAGCCGCTGATGGTCTGGCCTGCAGCGAAGGTGATCGCTCCAGTCATCGTGCCGCCGGACTTGGGCAGGGCAGCGTTGGCTAGGTCGTAGGCGCTCTTGACTGCGTTGGGTGTGGCGGCTGTCGTTGTGCTGGTGCTGCTGGTGCTGTCGGTGAGCTGCAGTTTCCCTGCGACGCTGGTGCTGCCGCTAACGACGGTGGTTGCCCCAGTGTTGCTGATCGTCACATCGCCGCTCATGGCGACGGAAGTGGCCACGTTGCTGCTGTTGCCGACGAGGATGTTGGCGCTGGTCAGTGCGGCCAGTTTGCTGAAGGCGATGGCGGCGCTGGCGTTGATGTCCGCGTTGACAATGCTGGCGTTGCCGCTAACGATGACGTTGCCGCTTTGGTCCGGGAAGGTGATAGTCCGGTCGGCGGTCGGGTCGGCGGCGGTCAGGTAGGTTTCGTAGGCGTTGGCAGTGGAGCCCTCAAACGCAAAGCTGCCGGCGCTGCCGATCAGCAGCTCGCCGGTCATCGTGCCACCGGCCTTGGCGAGCTTTTCGCTCTCTAGCTCGTCGATAGCGGCTTGGACGTTGACAGCAGCAAGGCCGCCGCTGGGGGTGTAGCTGACTTGGTTGGCGGTGACGCTGGTGATCGTCTGGCTAACGTCAACCTCGGTCCATTCGTTGCCGTTCGACAGGACGATGTCAGGCGGTGCCAGAGCAACGTTCGGGGCGTTGCCGCTGGTGATCGTGCCAGCCTCGGAGACCACCAAGTAGTAGCGGTTGTTGGCGGTGGCTGCTGAAGGTAGCGGCTGACCAACGACCAGGCCGATGGCGGTGCCTTCTGCGGTGACGGTAGCGATCAGGCCGCTGCCGCTTCCGGCGGAGGCATCAAACGTGCCAGCGAAGATGATTTCGCCCACCGAGATGCCGATGGGCTGGAAAACGTTACCGTCCCAGAGGAAAAGGTCGCGGGTGAGGGGATTGAAGAAGAACTGGCCGATCATGTCGGCCGTGGGCTGCGTTTCTCCAATCTTGGTGATGGCGTAGTTGGCCAGCTTGGCGCCAGTCACCGTGTTGTTTGTGATGCGGGCAATGTCAAGCGAACCGCTGGTCAGCTTGGTGGCCGGAAGGTCTGGAATGTCGCCTGCAACTAACGCCGTGGCATTGGTGATGTGACCCTGGGCGTCGAAGGTGATGCCGTTTTGCGTGGTGCCTGCAACGCTATTGGAGTGGTTGAGGACGCCGCTGCCGTCAACGCTGAGGCCAGTGCCAGGACGGACGGCGCCCGTTAAAACACTGGTGGCAACAGGCAGGTCAGAACCAGCAACAGCAGTGCTGGCGGTGATCAGGCCTTGTGCGCTGTAGGTGAGTTTGCGGAGGGAGTCGGTGACAGGGGTGACGGTGTTGTTGATGATGGCGGTGTCGCCACTCATCGTCAGGCCGCCGCCATTGATGATGACGCCGCCCTTCGCGCTAGTGGTGGCCGTGGGGAGATCGGCGCCAGCGATGGTGCGGTAGCTGACGGCTCCAGCAGAACCAGTCGGGCCTGCGAGGAATTGGCCGGCGGCGCCTGTGTTGTCGAGGCTGGTGCCAACAGTGGCGGTGTCGCCGCTAGTGCTGACTGTGATGTTGACGATGCCGCTGGTGTCAGCCGTGATGGTGTTGATCGAGCCAGCAGCTTTGACCGAGTTCCAAGTGCTGTTCTGCCAGAGGTAGATCTTGACAGTGTCGGTGGTGAAGCCGAGTTGGCCGATAAAATCGCCAGTGACTGCGTCGAGGGCAGCTTTGCTGGCAGCGACGATGCAGGTGCTTTGGTCTCCGAGTTTGGCGGCGGTTACAGCGTCGGCGCCAATCTTGGTGGCAGTGACAGAGCCAGTGGCAAGCGATGCTTCGACGATGGAGCCAGCGGCAAAGCTGATTTTGGCGCTTGGGATCTCGGCGTTCGAGATGAGGTCGGCGCCGTATGCGATGAGGTCGCTGACCGTGATTTTTTTGGTTTCGCTGGCGCTGATGTCCGCGATGGCCAGTTCGTCCGTGGCTGCGAGGTTGGCACCAGCGAGGGCCTGCAGCTCTGTAATTTTGAGGTCTGCCAAGGGTTAGTCCTCCTGCTCCAAGGCCAAGTACGAGCTGGCGTCTTGCTCAAGCTCAAGTCTATCGCCGTTTTCCTGCAGCAAGTATTCGAGCTGACCCACGCCCGTGCGGAGACGGATGGGGCCAGTTGTGATGAAGTCGGCGGTCACTTCAACAATCGAGCCTGGCTGGAACGCAACGGCTGCGTTTGTAATGATTGCACTAATACTGTAGTAGATTTTGTCGTTTAATTCGTCTTGTTGGCCAGTTGGAGAATAGTTTTCTGTTTTGACGAACAGTTCGGCGTCGAATTCGCTGCCAACTTCGGTGCGGAGGATTAGCTGCAGCAGGTAGTTGCCGCTTTCTGCAACGGTGTCGAGGTAGTCCCAGTGGCAGGAGATGGTGCCCGAGCCGGACATCAAGCCGCTGTACTGGCTGCGGAACTCTTCCGACAGGGCCGTCACGTCGATGGCCTCGCGGTTGGTGTTGATCTCGTAGGAGGTGACTGCCCCAAGCAAACGCGTGCTGGCGTTTTCGACCTTGACGCGGATGGGGATGTCGGAGGCGATGGAGGCAAGCGTGATGGCCGAGGCTTGTTCGCCGTCGAGGGACGCGGCGAAGTTGTTGTACAGGCGGATACCGCCCATGTCGTCAACGAAGACGTACCACTTCCCGCTGCTTTGCTTGGTGTTGTTGGCCCATCCATCGGTACCAACAAAGCCGAGGACGACGCCGTTGGTGCTGGTGATCTCCACCTCGTCGCCGCTGATCAGGAAGCCGGGCTCGAAGTCAAAGCTGAACCGGCGGGCAGTGACGTTGATGTCGCTGGCGTTGACGACAGAGGTTTTTTCGCCTTCATCGCTTTTGCGGCGGAGGGCGACGCGACCGTAAGCGCCAAGGTAGGTGGACATCAGATGGCCACTCCCGTAGCGGCGCCAGAACCCTGGAAACTGATTTGAGCGCTCACTACTTCGCCAACGCTGGCTCCATAGGAGGCACTGGTGATGAAGGCGTTGATGGTGACAGTCTTGCTGCCGAGCGCCAGGATGAAGGCGATGGGGGAAGTGCTGGGGGCGCCAGTGCTGATGACGCGCTTGACTTGCGTCGCAGCGTCGTTGCGGGCGGTGTCGTCTTCGTAGTACAGAAGAGTGGCGGAGCCGCTGTACGAGCGGATGCCGGGCGTGTAGCTGCGGTCGTCGTCGCCCAGCGTGGTGGTCTCCAGCATCTCCAGGTCGGCCTGCAGGGACCAGTTGGTCACCTTCACCTGCGTGGTGCCAGCGATGCTGAGGGTGCCGTCTTTGCCGGTGTAATACTTGCTCATGATGTGGTCACGACCAGGCGGATGGTTACGGTGCTACGACCGGGCTTGACGCTGGCAATATCCGGGGGCTCTGCATAACGATAACGCAGCCCTGATTGTGGTACAAAAGTAGAGCTGCTGCCGGTCCAGCCGGCTTTGGCGTTGTCGGGCAGGTCGAAGGCGGAGAAGGTGCCTTTGGTGGTGTCGTAGCTGGAGATGAAGAGGTCGGCGTCTGCGTCGCTGATGTTCTGGTAGGTCAGTTCCAACGTGCCGCCGACGCGCTTGTTGCCGTAAAGGATGCGGGATTCGGCGCCGCTTTGCGTGCGAAACAACTTGACCGGATAATCGCCCGGATTAAAAGTGCGGCTCGATGGTCGGAGGTTTGGCAGGGTCATCAGTCAGGTGCCAGGTCGCTTACCACCGTGAATCCATTGTAAGAAGGCTTGAGTTCATTAGCGACCACGCTGTAGCCGTTTTCGTCGAT